GGTTTTATGTCGCCGTTCTGGTCTGTCAGCAGGCGTGAGGCTTCCACCAGCTCGTGGTGCTCCTTGAAGCCGGAGAAGACGAACACGTTTTCGGTCAGTGCGGCCGTGAGTTCGGGCGGCGTCTCCTGCGTGATGCTGGAGTTCACTCCCCCCTGCAAGATGCGGAACGTCTCCCTGATGGCCGCCATCGGTTCTTCCTCCTTCAGCATCTCGGGTTTGTAGCCCTTTTTGTTGTGAAGCCATTTCACGAGGTTTGTCCAGACGGATTCGGAATATCCAGGGCTGTCGTCTCCATTTTGTAGGGACACGATGCCTGTCGTCTCCGCATGTGGGCCGATGCCGTAGAGATTGTGCAGTGCGTTGTGTAAGTCCCGATATGTTGCTTTCGGCCTATCGGCGGCCTTTAGGCGAAAAAATCGGCTTGCGGATTGTGCGCCAAGGCCTGTTGCTGCTGCTTCGTCCCCGTCACGTCAATGCCGAAGGTGTCCTTGATCCATTGCGGGTTCACCTCATAGTAGGGCAACGCCTGTGCGGTCATGTCCCACAGATTGGAGAGGTCCACCTCCTTCGCGAAGGATAGGCGCAAACCTTGCGGAAGGTATCCGATGGCGGCCAGTGCGGGCAACACGGCATGGTTGAAGTTCGCCTCCACATACCGTTGGTCTGCGGAGACGATGGAGTCCAGCAGCCTGCTGCTGCTCTCTTCCTTCGAGCGGTTGCCGTTCACGGTGTCCTGACCGAGTATTGCCCCGCATACGGACATGCTTATCTCCGAGTTGCAGAGGGAGATGAGGTTGCGGAACACATCGCCGTTGGTGGCGACTCCTGTTGCCCACTCCACCTCTTCGGTGGTGTCGGTGAGGAACTTGGAGTTGCTGCCTTGCCCGGCAAACATCTCCTTGATGCGGGCCACCATCTCCGGATCCTGCGTGTTCGTCTTGATTACCATCGGCGGGATGCCGTAGACTTCGCACAGCTCGCTCCAGCAGCTTTGTGCGAAGCGTTTCATCAGCACGTGTGGCACTACCCCGTTAAGCAGCCCGAGGTCGTCGGCCGAGCGGCTTCCGAACTCCACGTACCATTTCCCGTATTCAGCAGCTTCCCTGTATCGGACCTCCTGGTTGGAAAGGAGGTCGGGATAGAAGATGCCTTCTGCCGGATAGACGTGCGCCCTAGGGAGGACCGAAGCCGACATCTTGCCGTCCTGGAAGGAGAACTCGACAAGCGAATGCCCGAACATCTTGCTTCCGATTATGGCTTCCGACAGGGAGTCGAATAGGAGGTTGTCCGCCAGCAGACGCTCCGCATCTTCGTTCGGTTTTCCGTCCGTACCCACGACATGGAAGGGAGTGGACTGCGTCTTGTCTATGCGCAGCCCCATCTGGGAGGAGAGCAGGGCATCGGTGAGCGCATTCTCGTAGATGCGCTGCAGGCGGGTCTGCCTCTTCGAATAAGTGCCTTTCGCTTCGTTGACGGCACTTTGCCAGTCAGCGATGTCCTTCCGGGTCTGGTATTCCGCCTGTCGGACAACGCTGCTGATTAGTTTTCTGGGTGACTCCTTAATTGGAGGGGTCGCCTCCTTCTTTCTTGCGAAATTGAAAATGTTCATGCGGTTAAAAGTAATGGTTGAACTTATGGTTGCTCACTAGCTTGATGGGGCTTTCAGCCACCCCGTCGGAGTTGACCAGGATAGGAAGGTCGGGCGACACGTCCCCCTTCGACACGGCCTTTAGGTAGGTGACGGCACGGTCGTACCGTTCCCGCCACTGGTCATATATCATGTCGGCATTGCAGAGCATGATGACATGCCACACGGCGATGACCTTGACGATCTCCACCAGCATGGCGTTCCTTCTGTCCACGGTCGAGGTCTGTCCGGTGCTTTCGTCCGTCACGGTCTCAACGGACCGCAGGAAGATGGCGTCCACGTCATATCTCCCCCTCAGGTAAGACTTCACCTCCTCCTCCGCAGCCGCAATGGCTTGCATCACTATTACGGAGTCCTGCTCCGTTATCAGGTCTATAGTCTCCTGATATACTATGTTCGAAATTTCGTCAGCTGTTACCATATCTTATAATTTACCATCGTCTGTTACTTGATCCTCCTATGGGAGCGAATGTACTGCTGGACATCCGGGCACGTTGGCTCAGCATCCATATGGCGGATTCCAGCGCGTCGGGTGCGTCGTCGTGACCGCGGTTGCCCCTTTCGAACATGAGGAGCTGCTCCTCCAGCACCTTCATTCCGGGAGCGTCCTTCTCCTTTTCGTTTAATAGGATTAGGTTTCGTTCGAAGAGCGGCTGCATCGCCTCTATTCTTGCGAACTTGTCGGGTTTCTTCCTGTTGTCGCCACGGATGGGGACATGGTGTCCGATGGTGTCGCCCACCTTTCGGAACTCATCGAGCATGAGGTCCTGCATGAAGTTCGACTCCATGTAGTACATGACCGGCACCCGCCCCGATACGTAGTCCATCAGTTCGTAGTGCCAGGCTATCATGGTGCTTACGCTCGTCTGGTCTGCATACGCCTTAAGGAGGTGGAAGTGTCCGTCCGGTGTCTTCCCGACCAGCATGGTCGCCTTGTAGTCGGCATTGGCCGAGTTCTTGAACGAGGGGTCCGTGTAGCATATCAGAAGCCTATAATCCTTGAGGGGCAGCATCTTGCCGAACCGGATGTTCTTTGCGCTGAATATTGCGCCCTCCGTCATAGGGTTGTTCATCATCTCCTTCTGGAAGTTACGCTCTCCTGACATCTCCCTCAAATCCTCCACCTCTTCGAGCGTGTAGTTCTCCTTCCATGTCGGAAGTCCCTTCTTGTCCAAGATGTTCACCACCGTGTGGTGCACACCGGGGCGGGCTATGATGTTGGTCAGGATGGAGGTTTTGGCTATCCTGTTGCCCACCATTATGAAACGGCCACGGCCTGCCTCCATCGAATAGAACAGGGCTGTCAACACCCATTCCGTAGCCTTGTTTATGCGGCGTTGGTTCAATACGCACTCGTCATCGTCGATGTCGTCTATTACGATGTAATCGGGGCGTCGTCCGTTATTCTTGATACCACGTGGCGACTGTCCGCGCCCGAGAGCCGTGAAGTAGCATCCGTCTTTTGTCGAGAACTCGCCCTCCGCCCAGCTACCCGCTTTGATTTGACTTCCCCAGTCCTTTATATAAAGGTCGTTATATGCCAGCTGTTGTTGCAGGTCTGCAAGCAGCCGTATTGCGGACTCTTCGTTCTTGCCTACCAGCACCATCGTGTGGAACTGCCGTTGCTTCTGTATCTTAAGCCACAAGGGGATGAACACGCCCATGTGCGTGGACTTTGCGTGCCCACGTGCCCACTCGAAGACGGCGCGGGCGTTCTGGTTATCCTTGATGTATTTGGCCGCATCCGTCTGGAACTTTCCGCACTTGCATCGCGCCACGTCCGGAAAGTAAGTTTCAACGAAGAAGGCGTAGTCCGCCTGCGCCCGCAACTTGCGTGCGTTTATTACGGCCGCCGTCTCCTGTGCCGACACCTTACCCGACTGGATACGGAGGCAGTCCTGCTGCCAGTTCTTATATACGTCTGATCTGGTTATGTCCATGTCTCTTTTTTTGAGCAAAATTATTGCGGTTTCCGGCGATAAGAAAAAAGATGATTCATTATGAATGAGGTATTTAGAAATAAATTAAAGTGCGAATATATTTGCATCATAAAACACGAAGGATGGCGACGAAAGCGGAAATGGAACAGAAGAAGGAGCTGGCCCGGCTATACTACATGCAGGGCGAGACACAGAAGAACATAGCGGGGAAAGTAGGCACGAGCGAGACGACCGTGGGCAAATGGGTGGAGAAGTACGGATGGGACGCCAAGCGTGCCGGCGAGCAGGTGACTCGCCCCGAGATAGTGAACAAGAACCTTATCCTGATAAGCAGGTTGTTGGACAAGATGAATGAGGAAGATGTGGAGCTGAAGGATGTAGGCAAGATAGTGGACCAGATAAGCAAGCTGGCCGCCGCCATAGAGAGGATAGACAAGAAGGCTAACGTGATAGACGCAATAGAGGTTTTCCGTAGTCTGAACCGATGGATGGAGGAAAGGATGCAATGGGATGAACTGATTACTCCGGAGTTGATGAGGACATTCAACACATACCAGGAGCTATACGTGAACAGCCAGATTAAGAAGTAATCTAAAGAAACGGGTATGACAACATTTATATTGAGCGACACAAGCAAGACAAACAGCCATGGTTTCAGAATCGCAATGGAAGGGATGGACACAAGCAGGTTCAGGGAGAACCCCGTTATGCTGTACAGGCACAATGACGACGATGTGATAGGGCGATGGCACAACCTCAGGGTGGATGACGGCAGACTGCTTGCTGATGCGGAATTTGACCAAGACGACGAATTGGCCGCAAAAGTGGCAGGAAAAGTGGAACGGGGGTTTATTAAAGGATGTAGCATGGGAATATGTATTAAGGACATGCAGGAGACTGCGGACGGATGGATAGCAACTAAGTCCGAACTCATGGAGGCGAGTGTCTGCTCCATCCCCAGCGATGCGGGAGCTGTGACCCTGTATGACATAGACAGAAGACAGCTTACAATTGACGAAGTGAAACTTCAATTTAGTATCAACGATAAAAAACTAACAAAAGAAGAGATGGAAGTAAATAACGAAAATCTTGCACAAGAGCTGGCGGCTAAGGACAATGAGATAGCCGCACTGAAAGCACAGCTGGCGGAGCAGAAGGAAAAGGAGATAGATTCCTTTTTGTCTGCCGCAGTAAAAGAGGGGAAGATAACGGAGGAGTCGAAGTCGGGCTATGCCCTGTTGGCGGCAGACAACTTCGATACGGTGAAGAATGTCATCGACGGGAAGATGGCAGAACCGGAAGACAAGAAGGTGTCGCTTGCCGCCATGGTAGGAAAACAAGCGTCGAAGTATGACGGAAAGACATGGGACGAACTCGACCGTGCGGGAATGCTAGCTGCGCTAAGGGCGGAAGTTCCGGAGAAGTACGCGGAGTTGTACAAACAGAAGTTTAACGTGTAAAAAGGGAAGAAATGGCATTACAGAAAGAAATATGGATTAATTCGATTATTGAGAACCTGTTCGCAGACAACACATTTGCTGCACGTTCCGTTAATCACAGTTCGTTTGTGAA